CTTCAATATATTTTAGCTTCCATTGTAATGCTTTCTTTCCTGTAAATCCCATGGCAAGGAGTGAAAAACCATCACGATTCATTAAGTACATTGGCAACCGTCTACCATTGTAAGAATATGATTCTTCATGGAAAAATTCATTGGCCGAATTTTCGGCTGATAAAATATCTCTTATATTTTCTATAACATGCTTATGTTGTTTTCCAAAATGCTCTGCTATATCTTTACTGGATACTACGATTTGATTATTATTAATTACTACTAATTGTTTCATGATTTTAGCTCCTTAGTCTTTAAAGGAACAATGCACTCATGATATAATATTTCATAGAGAACATTGTTCTCCCGTCAAATAGGGTAGTGAAACTTTTCCAGAGGTACACTACTCTATTTTTTTATTTTATTATACATAGACCTTATAGACAATCTAACCGCATCAGAACGAGTTGTATCATTAGCTTTTGCACATTCATCCAACATCATTAAAGTATCTTTATCAACTCTTATGCGTAACATTGTATCTTTGGGATTATCCGTAGGTCTACCCATTTTTGCAGCACTCATTTCATCACCTCACTTTTGTTGCTACATTTATAATATAATTTATGTAGCTACATAAGTCAAATAAACTTTTCTTAAACTTTCATAAATAAAAGCCACCGCATCATCTGTGCAGTGGCTTTTACTTTTATTATCTCTTATCCTTAACTGGAAATACTGAATGATCCTTATCATACCATAAAGGGTAAAAAGTTCCATTTGATACATATCCAATTAATCTCTTTTTGCTAGTTAATCGTAAAGAGAATACTTTTTCAAAATCTCTCATGTAACCAGATTTGATATATTTCTCTTGATAGTCTTTTGGTAATGTAGTAGCTGGAATATAGTGGTTGTTACTCCCATTGCCTTCACGTTTTCCACCAGATGCAGATTTTACTACCGACCAAGTTTGTGTAGAATAGTCCTCTAGCTTATGGATAATATTAGTAATAACATCATTTCCATCTAATTTACACCAGCATTCATGTTCACTGTAATATGATTTAAAAGACCATTTAAATAACTCTGTATCAAAGTTACGTATTTTAGAGATTGGTTTTTCAGAACTCTTTATTATCGCTCTGCCTTTTTTATTTGCCATATTACCAATGCCCTTGATAATACTCTTCCATGGATTCTTTGGTAATAATAGTATCGCAATGTGCACCAGCTGGTAATCCACCTCTGGCATCTACCCAAGGTGCTTCCGAATGTGTCATTTGGCTCAAGTCATATCCAGATACATCTTTAAGACTATTGCATACTGCATTTATAGTAGCTTTATGATCATCACATATTCGGTTTACATCTGGTTCATAACTTTCTAAAAACTCTGAATCCTCAATCATGAACATGCCTTTATGTGTTTGAAATAGCTTTCTGCAAACAGGACCTTTAGGCCATGCTTCGAAGTCATCTTCAAAGATAGGAACATCATCCCACACTAATGCCATTGCTTGCGAATAAAAGGCTAACTTCTGTAGCTTCATTGCTGACATTGGTCCAAAGTTATCAATTATGTATTTTGCAACATCATAGATAGTACTTTGTTGTCCTTTTCCTTTCATTATATTTTCCTCCTCAACATCACAACCTTTGTTAAAATTAGTTTATAATCCTTTCATTAATCATACATGAAGAGATGATGAAAAGGCAAACTTTTATTTATACTTCTTTCTCTTACAGGTTCTCTTATATGAAAAAAGCCCCACGTCAGAACATGTCTGTCCTAAAAAGGATGTGGGGGGATTGTCTTTAATACCATTATACTATAAATATTTTATAAATCCCCCCCCCAATCATGTATTTTTCGTTCATAAGAACATTTGTTTTGTTATGAATTAGCTACTTCTTCACCATATAGCCTTTCCATACCTTGACGGGTTACAAGCCACATTTTCCCCGACTTCTTAAATTCGCCCTCCTTAAATCCATTCTTTACACGACCTCTACAGTTTTGTTTAAGAGAATCAGCAGTAACATTCCAGCGTTCTGCCGCCTCTTGTGTCGTCATAATATCATCTAGTTCAAATTTCAATTTCATCACCTTCTAACTAAACGTTTAATTACTAATATCAAAACAATAAGAGTTGCTATATTAATCAGCCATTCTATATATTGCATAATTCACCTCGTTGATTTACAATGATGTTGAGAAGGTGGCGGGACTTTCACCCGCCTGCTTTTTACTCTTTGCTAACAAGTTTTAAAATGATGATTGCTAGTGTCAGTAGCGTTAACTCATTTACTAAGCTTGTTAGCTCTTTTATTATGTCCATATTTATCACCTCCTTTCTACATCTTTATTATACCCTATATCGTGTATAATAGCAAGTGTTTATTTTGATTTTTATAAACAAAAATAGAGCCTACCAACCTAGATATTATCTAAGTTAGTAGGCTCTTTTAATCTTCATCTATAAACGATTGTTTTACTACTCAACTGACAACTAATAGTTGATAGTTGATATTTGCGTGTATCCACCATTACACGCTATGGAGATGTATGGATCACCTCTCATTCATCGATGAATTACCACTCCAATAATTGCCCCCGCTCCTACCATCTGGGATAGGTTTCGTTGCATCCGTAATCGTTTGATGGTTCTCTTGTCGTTCTCGACTTTGTTCTTCAATTCGTCTAAAGAGGATTGCATTCTGTTCAAGGTAACTTCTTGCTTCACTAAGTCCTCTTTGGCTTTGTTCAATTCTGTCGTTAATTTGTTGATTGTATTCTTGGCTTCTGTCAATTCGTTCGCCTGTTTCACGAGTAAGGTCTGAGACTCGTTCAATGGAACGCTGGACGCTTCGATTAAGTTCAAAGCTTTCTCGTTGTTGTTCTTGAGCTCGTTCCACTGCGTTAAGGGTACGCTGATGGTCTGCTCCGCTTGGTTGGTAGAAGATGTATCCGATGCAAGCGAGGACGAGTACCCCAATAATACCGATAATAAAATAGCGGTAAGTAGGGTTAGCAAATAGAACTTTGATTTTTTCATACATTATACCCCTCCTGCGTAGTCAGTAATCCCTCTAGCAATAGCACGGACAATAGTATCTAAATCATTAGTCAGCATAGCATGGTCTTCTTCGTTATCAATGAACGCCATTTCAACTAATACTGCAGTTGCATCCGTACCATTAAGCACCCAAAGGTCATCACGCTTTTTAACGCCACGATCAACTGTATTAATGCTTCGAATAATTTGGCTTTGAATGTCGTTCGCTAATCGTTGCCCGTTAAAGGACTTGTACAAAGTTTCTGTACCTCTAGCTTGCGTGTTAAACGCATTGCAATGAAGAGATACAAAGATATCTGCTCCCCAAGAATCAGATTCGGAGCATACAAGGCCTAAATCATCATCTTGAAGAGTACGAACTTCACAACCTGCGGTTTCAAGATAGCGTGCTAACATCTTGCCTGCATCACGTGCTACATCACATTCACGAGTACCATACACAGGATTGACTGCACCACTGTCTAAGTTAATATCATGTCCTGGATTAATAAATACTTTCATCGTTTATCCTCCTCTTCTAATTTATCAGGAATACCATTGTTATTTCGGTCTAACCAAAGACCCAAGAACCCTACAATAGCCATTAAGACACTAGGTATGAATATGTGGTCAATAATATTGATTCCTACGTTAATCAACTTATTAGCTTCGTCTGATACATAACCACTAATAAAAGCCATGATATATTGAGTAATCACCAATAAAATAGGTACTAGCATAACTAATACTAGTACCCTTGTCGCTAATACACCTGTAGGGTGGATATTAGCCACCCTTACAGATTGATATGATCTTTTAACTGTATTGATGAGATTTGGCGGTATGTTCATGTAGCTCCTCCTTAATATCATCAACACGAGATTCAATGCTATCCACACGTGAAGTTAATTTCACATGCTCTGTGTATGCCTTTGTGCGTTGCTCACGAGATAACTTAATTTCTTCCTTTAGGTCTTTTAATGTTTCAATTAAACTACCCATTTTCTCTTGAATCATTAAATTATCTTGCAGTCTTTGCAAATCTAATTTTTCAAGCAGCGGAATAATCAGTAATCTATATCCTGCTCCTGCTACAACGCCTACGATGGTAAGCGTTGTTAAAATGTCGTTCAACTCGAACTGCCAATTCCACATTCTTCTTTTATGCCTTTCTCCAATAACCTATAATATCAATAATATACCGAGTGTTCGCCGGTACACCCCAGCCCTTAATTATACGGCTGTTCCGTTCAACATAAATACTATTGTTATTTACATCAACGCTTCGTTCTATTAGCCTTACTGCAACTGGTGCATTCGGTGGGAGCGATGCGACCATATTGCCATTACCGGAAGGGGTTTTCAATTTAAAATCAAAATGCAAGTATCCCCACCCTGTTAATGGGTCGAATGCTAAGTAACCTCTATCAGCACCAGGATTACTAGC